GGCCAGAGAGGCGTTAAACGCCGCCTATCAGCATGGCAACAAGCACAATACAGTTTATCCAACATTCCATTATATCTATCTGATAGAGCTGTAAGAATTGGAGATAAGGATGATTTTGAGAGACTTATACAAGAGATAGAAGCAGTAAAGTCTGCTGAAGGTGATATAGGTATGATTGTAGTGGACACATTTCAAAGAAATTTTGGTGGCGGCTCAGAAAATAGTGCAGAAGATGTAGGCAACTTTATACATCAATTAGACAGTTTAATTGCAGCTTATGGCTGTAATGTTTGCCTGGTACACCATTCTGGACATGAAGGAACTAGAGCTAGAGGATCAAGTGTTATTGGTGCATCTTTAGATTATGAATTTAAAGTCCAGAGAACAGATAAAAATGACCAGATGTTTGTATCTTTTGAGCAGACTCTAAACAAAGATGGTCAAGGCATGTCAGCCAAAAACTTTGTATTTAAGGAAGTGGATCTTATTGGCGAAGGTCTTGAATTAACCTCTGGCTTTTTAGAGCTAACTGATGTTGATTTTAAATCAAAAGATAAGCTTACACCTAAGCAGCAGCTAGTTTTAAATGCTTTGGAAGTTCAGGCAATTATTACTAATAAAGATAATCCAGAAGATGTTTATTTTTTCCCTAAAGATTTAAAAGGCAAAGTAACAGATATGTATGGCAAAGATTTATCTGTAGAAAGTATAAAAAAGATTTTATATAAATTGGTTGAGCTAGAAGAAGTTAAGCATATTGATGCTACTGGCTACCAATCTGCTGAATATCATAAGCTTGCACCTAAGTTTGATTAAAGGGAAGTAGAGGGATGTTTGAGGGAAGTTTGAGGGAAGTTTTAATGACAAATCAACAATTAGCAGGGAGGGAAGGGATATATACCTATAGGTATATCCCTGTTCCCTGTAAATGATCCCTATGAAAAGATATACAGAAGAAGCATTAAAAGAATTACTAAAAAAATATAGATCTTATGAATCTTGTATAGATAAAGATTGGGGTGGCAAGAAAAGATTATTTAAATGTGTTGAAACACAATTAGAAATTAAATTTTGCAAAGCCCAGATGTTTTTAGATGAAGCTCTTAAAAATACAAATATACAAAAGAAATTTGAAATGGTTGAGATGATGTATAGAGCTTATGCAGCACTAATACAAAAAGCTCAGGAAAATGGTTTTACAGAATTGGAAGATGATTTTAGATGTTTCAAATACAAAGATAACAAGATAGCAATTGTATGTGACTCATTACACCAAATGCCAAGACTTAAACAACTATATGGATCTGATAAAGATGTTGTCCTTTTTAGCATAGATGAAATGTTTAGATTGATGCACCCAGACTACATACAAGCTAAAGAAACATTTAAAAAAAGAAACATAGATATCACATTTAAAAAGGTAATACATAGATGACTAAATGGCACGGAGGTAAGGGATCTACAAAACGTCCAATGCAAATAGATAAAGAACAATTTGATAAGAACTATGAGGCCATATTTGGCAAAAAGAAAAAAGGAGAAAAGAATGGCGATAAAGCTAAGACCAAGCACAAAGATTAAAAGCAAACAAACAGGGAAGATGATTACTGAAAATTATTATCTTAAAACTATGACTGTAAAAGAACTCAATGAATATATTAATGGATCTAACAGTAAACCTAAGATAGTCCAGAAGTGTAGGAATGAATTAATTAAAAGGAGAAGCAAATGAATGACCTAGTAAACAAACCACCGCACTACAACAAGGGTGGCGTTGAGTGTATTGATTACATTAAACAACAATTAGGCAGCAACTTTCCAGCGTATCTAGAGGGTAATGCAGTTAAATATTTGCATAGACATAAATATAAAGACGCTAATATACAAGATTTAGAAAAGAGTGTTTGGTATCTCAATCGCTTGATAGAACACTACAAAAATTTATAATTATCATATATGAAAATAGATAAAGATAAATTAGAAAAGAAAATTAAACAGGGCGAAAGTTCCAGGCATGTAGCTATGCAGTTTGGATGTAGCCCCTCAACTATTAGACGTAAGGCAGCAGAGCTAGGCCTAAAGTTTAATGGCAAGACTAACTGGGGTGTTAAGCAGTGAAAGTAAATATTAAAAACAATATTAAACAGATAACCAGAGGCTTAGATAAGCAACAAAAGAAACAAATACCTTTTGCAACAGCCAATGCTATTAACCAAACATTATTCCAAACGCGTAAAGTTATGATGAAGCAAACAGAGCAGAAGCTAGACAGGCCAACACCATTCACTGTTAAGAGTTACCTGGTCAATAAAGCTAAGAAGTCACAACTACATGGTATCTTATTCATTAAAGAAGCAGCTGAAAAGTATCTGAAGTTCCAGATAGAAGGTGGTGTTAAATCTCCTGGTAAGAAGTTTGGTATACCAACTAAATTGGCAAAGCTTAATAAGTTTGGAAACATACCAGGTAGAAAGAAAGGTTTAGTTAAAAAGAAATCACAATTTCTACAAACAATTAATGGAATCTCTGGCGTTTGGGAGAGAACAAAAGATAATAAACTGAAGCTAATAGTGGCACTTAAAAACTCTGCAACATATGTACCCAAGCTACCCTTCTATGACATAGCAAGTAACTATGCAGCTAGTAAGTTTAATAAAAACTTTGTATCGCAGTTAAACAGGGCGTTGAGGTCTGCCAAGTAATGCAGGTAGGTTCTTTCAACGTAAATGTCGTGGGTTTATTCGCATTGCATTTTATTTTTAGTCCCAGCCCTTTTTCACTTGGGTAATTTAGTCAAAAAATGAGTACTCAAAAAGAAGTAGCTGAACACCTAGATCTTAGCGTTAAACGCATATCAGAGCTTATTAAAGATGGTATCTTGCCTAGTAAGATGGGTAGATCCCCTTTAAACATAGATGTGTGCAGACATGCTTATATAAGCTACCTAAGAAAACTAGGTGGTTACAACAAACGTAGTGGAACTGGTGATATAGCTGAAGAAAAGACTAGATTAACAAAAGCCCAGGCAGATGCAGCAGAGCTAAAAGTATCAGAGCTAGAAGGTGCTTTAATACCAGCTAATTTAGTAGTAGATACCTGGACAGATATTGCAGCTGTTGTAAGAGTTAAATTATTAGGACTAGCATCAAAAATTGCACATCATGTTATTGCTGTTAAGACTTACCAGGAAGCAGAGATAATTATAAATAATGAGGTTTATGAAACCTTACAAGAACTAGCGGAGAGCAATGGAATACCTAAAGACTATGCAGGGCGTGTTGAACAGCACCATGCAGACATTCAGGCCACCACCGAAACTAACAGTTAGCGAGTGGGCAGATAACTACAGAAAACTATCCCCAGAATCTAGTGCTGAAAGTGGATCATGGAGAACATCCAGGTGTGAATACCAAAGAGAAATAATGGACAGCTTCAACAGTCCAGGTATTGAAAGGATTGTTGTTATGACTAGCAGCCAGGTAGGTAAAACTGAAATACTTTTAAATGCTCTGGGATATTATGTAGATCAAGATCCTTCTCCTGTTATGGTAGTGCAACCCAATCTAACTATGGGTCAGGCTTTTAGTAAAGATAGACTTGCTGCAATGATAAGAGATAGCGATAAATTAAGAGAAGTAGTTAGTGATGCTAAGAGTAGGGACTCTGGCAATACAACCATGCACAAAAAGTTTCCAGGTGGTCATATAACAATTTCTTCCTCTGGATCTCCAGCGGGATTAGCTAGCAGACCCATACGTGTCCTTTTTTTAGATGAAATCGATCGTTTTGAACATAACGTAAAAGGAGAAGGATCTCCTATATCTTTAGCTACAGCCAGAACCAAAACATTCTTTAATCGTAAGATCTTTATGTGCAGCACACCTACAATTAAAGGTATATCAGCTATTGAGTCTGCTTTTGAAGAATCAGACATGCGTTATTATAATGTGCCATGTCCAGAGTGTGACCATTACCAAGTTTTAAAATGGAAAAATGTTGTTTGGGATGATAATAAACCAGAGTCTGCTGTTTATGCATGCGAAGAATGTGGATCTCTAATTGAAGAATCTAGTAAACAATGGATGATAAATAACGGAAAGTGGGTTGCAACTAATGCATTAAACAAAACTGCTGGGTTTCATATATCAGAACTTTACAGTGTTTGGTCTACTTGGGCTGATATGGCTACTAATTTTCTTGAAGCTAAAAAGAATCCAGAGACTTTAAAAACATTTATCAACACTGCCCTGGGACAAAGTTGGGAGGAGCAAGGTGATACTGTTGAGTATGAAGCACTATTACAACGCAGGCTAAATTATGACCATACAGCTATTCCAGAAGAAGTATTAGTTATTGTTGCTGGTGTTGATACCCAAAAAGACCGACTAGAAATAACCATTACTGGTTATGGTAGAAATTACGAAGCCTGGGTTATAGACCACCGCATATTCTGGGGAGATCCCAATGCTGCTAACTGTTGGGCAGACTTAGATGCATATTTAAAAACACGTTTTAAAACTGAATCTGGCAGAGTGATGCCTATATCATGTACTTGCATAGACAGTGGTGGCCATTCAACCAACGCTGTTTACCAATTTACAAAGCCAAGACAAGCCAGGAGAATCTTTGCAATTAAAGGTTTAAGTGTAGCTGGTAAGCCAATAGCTAATAAACCAAGCTATGTGGGTAAAAATAAAGCTGTTCTTTATGGTGTTGGTACTGATTCAGCTAAAGAAGCTATATATGCCAGACTAACAACAGATATAGATCAAACAACTTTACATTTTCCAAGTGATGTAGATGAAGAATACTTTAAACAGCTTACAGCAGAAAAAAGAGTAGCTAAATTTGTAAGAGGTAGAAAATCACTTGTCTGGAAACAGATCAGACCAAGAAATGAGGCTTTAGACTGTTTAGTTTACTGCTTTGCAGCCATCTATATATTAAACCCTAATTGGGACTCAATAGAGCAAAGAACCTTAGTTAATGAACCAGATGTAGTACCTCAAGAAGAAAACAATGCACTAATAAGACAAAGAACTAGGCAAACTAGCAATTTTGCTAACAGTTGGAAAGATTTATAAACTTCATACCTAAGAGTTGACAAATATATTTTGGCTCATAACTTAAATATTAGATATATCTAATTATTTTAAGAGGTTTTTTGCTTGAGCAACGTATTTGACAGAGCTAATTATCCAGAAAAAGAACCAATAGAATTGGTTGTTGGCGATTACTGGGCGTGGAAAAAAGAAGGTTTAGCTACAGATTATCCAACATCAACATATTCATTAAGCTATGAATTTCATTGTGACTCTGGTGGTGGCGGATCTCATCAATTTACAATTAATGCTACTGAATCAGATGATGTTTATTACATAGAAGTCCCATCATCAACTTCTGATAATTACAATCCACATGATTATATCTGGGCTTCTTACATAACTAGAACAGCAGACTCAAGCAGAACACAAATAGGCGAAGGTAAAATGACAATATTACCTAACCTAGCAGATACAAATGCAGATCTTAGATCACATGCAAAAATTGTACTTGATAGTTTAGAAGCTGTTATCCAGGGTCGTGCAAATATGGATCAGAGCAGCATGTCTATTGCTGGTAGATCACTTTCCAGAATGTCTATTGATGAACTAATGACGTTTAGGGATAGATATAAAGCTGAATACTTACAAGAAGTTAAATTAGCAAGATTAAAAAATGGCGATACTTCTGGAAATACAATACGGGTTAAATTCTAATGGCATGGTATAGCAATATTCTTAACAGAAGAAAAAAAGACAAATCAATTAAATTAAACAAACGAACATATCAAGGTGCTAATGTTGGCCGCCTTTTTTCAGACTTTTCATCAACATCAACATCCGCTGATTCAGAAATACAACCAAATTTAAGAATATTAAGAGCCAGGGCTAGAGAATTAGCAAGAAATGATAGTTATGTAGCTAGATATCTAAATTTAATGATCTCTAATGTTGTAGGTAAGTCAGGAATAAGGATTAGTTCTAAGGCAAGAAATGATAATAACACCCTAGACATAAGTGCAAATCAACAAATTGAAGCCGCCTGGAAGGAGTGGTGTAAGAAAGGTAATTGTGTTGCGAATGGCAGAATGTCATTTTTAGATGCTCAAAAGCTATTTGTAGAGACTTTATATAGGGATGGTGAGGTTTTAGTTCAGCATATACCAACAAATACAAACAAATTTGGTTACATGATTCGTTTTTATGAGGCAGATCACTTAGACGAAGAATACAACGACACTGCAAGCAATGGCAATGCTATAAAAATGGGTGTTGAGGTTGATTCTTTTGATAAGCCAGTTGCTTATTACATGTTTAAGGATCATCCATACGATACCTTGTATTCAAAAACCCGAAAACATATAAGAGTGCCAGCAAGTGAGCTGTTACATGTCTATTTGTGTAATAGACCAGAACAAACCAGGGGTGTTTCGCCTATTTCTACTGCAATGGCTAATATTAAGTTATTGAATGGATATTTTGAGGCCGAAATTGTTTCTGCAAGGACAGCAGCAAGCAAAATGGGGTTTTTCGTTAGTCCAGATGGCAATTCGTATGTTGGAGATGGTATAGAAGATAATTTTGCACCAGTTATGAACGCTACTGCTGGTACTTTTGAACAATTACCCGCTGGTATGTCATTCCAACAATTTGATCCTAGCCACCCATCAACAGCTTTTGATCCTTTTACTAAGTCAGTATTACGTTCTATAGCTTCTGGTCTAAACATTTCATATCATTCTTTAAGTAATGACCTTACATCAGTTAATTACTCATCAATCCGTCAGGGTGCTTTAGAGGACAGGGCTGCTTATCAGATAGCTCAACAGCTAATGATTGACCATATGATTGAGCCTATATTTAAAAAATGGCTTGAAATGTCTATATCTACAGGTGCTATAAACCTACCTATAGCTAAATTTGATAAGTTTTATAACGCTACTAACTATATAGCTAGGGAATGGTCATGGATTGACCCACTAAAAGAAATCCAAGCAAATGTTGTAGGCCTACAAAATGGAATAACAACATATTCAGATATTGCAGCTGCCCAGGGAAGGGATGCTGAAGAACTAATGGAAATGCATCAAAAAGAAAAAGATCTTATGGATCAATATGGAATACAGGCTGCATATCAGCCTTTTGGTAATAAACAACCAGTTCCAGCTACAGGTTTTGAGGATGAAGATGTTGAAAGTTAGGGCGTATGGGAAACGATTGCCAAAAATCGTGGGGTTATCTATTACTGGTGGGAGAGGATAGCACTTATGTCAGATAAAAATTTAATAACAACTAGCGAGGAAAATGAAATGGATGATATTAATATTGAAAACACCATTTCTGATACTGAAGAAGTTGAAACAATGGAAACAGAGGAAGTGCAAACTGAATCTGAAGAAGTTATGACAACTGAACCAGAAGAAATGGCTGTTGAAGTTGAAAGTGATGAAGAAGATAGATCAGTTGCTAGTGAGATTGCATATAGAACAATAGATCTATCAAAAGCATCATACATTGATGAGGAAAGCAGAACTGTAAAAATTGGCGTGTCCAGTGAGCAGCCTGTTTCTAGGTCTTTTGGTTTAGAAGTACTAGATCATAAAAGCACATCTATAGACACTGGGTTTATGGATAGCAAAACTGCACCATTTTTACTTGACCATGATATGAGTCAGGTTATTGGCGTAGTAGAAGATTTTAAAATTGATGAGACTGCTAAAAGAACAACAGCAGTAGTACGTTTTGGAAAAAGCGAACTAGCCTCTGAAATTTTTGAAGATGTAAAAGACGGAATAAGAAAAAATATATCCGTTGGCTACAAGGTAAATAAAATGGAACGTGATAGCAATGACATTATTGGCGATCATTACAGGGCTACTAGCTGGACTCCAATGGAGATTTCTAGCGTTGGTATTCCAGCAGATCAATCAGTTTTAGTTGGAGTTGGGCGTAAAGATAAACAAGAATTAAATTTTAAGGATATTAAAATGGAAACAGAAAATAAATTAGATTCAAATGCTATCAGAAGTGAAGCTACTGAATCAGTTAAAGCAGAAATGCTTAAAAACGCTAAAGAAATTTCAGCGTTAGGCAAACATCATAACCAAAGAGATTTGGCTGATAATGCTATACAGAACGGAATGAGTGTTGAGCAATTCAGAGGCGTATTACTAGATAACATATCTAATGATAAGGCTTTAGACGTTGCACCAGCTAACTTAGGTCTTAACGAAAGTGAAAGAAGTGAATACTCTTTAATCAGAGCTATTAATGCTTCATCAACTGGAGATTGGTCAAAAGCTGGTTATGAAAGAGAGCTTTCAGAAGAAATTGCAAAAAGAACTGGTAAAGAAGCTAGAGGTTTTTATATGCCTTCAGATCTTGACTGGGGTCAAAGAGATCAAACTGCTGGTACAGATTCGCAGGGTGGTTACTTAGTAGGTACAGATCATCTTGCAGATCAGTTTATTTCAGCTTTATACGCTAAATTAACTGTTGGCGATTTAGGTGCAAGGGTTATGACTGGTTTAAAAGGTGATATTGCTATTCCGAAACTATCAGCTCAAACAACTAACACTGCTTTTGTAGCTGAAGGTTCAGCTCCAACTGAAGGTGCTGCTGTATTTAGTCAAGTAACAATGACACCAAAAACTTTGGCTTCATATGTTGATTGCACTAGAAAATTAATGCTTCAATCAGATCCTTCTGTTGAGTCAGTATTAAGAAATGACATTATTTCACAATTTGCTAGAAAAATTGATAGCGTAGCTATTAATGGTGGCGGATCTAACGAGCCTTCAGGAATTATTCCTGGTGTTGCTACTGCAAACGTAGTTGCAATGGGAACTAA